AGAGAAGATTTAACAAAATCTCAGGAAGAGATTGTAAGAATTGTCGAGGAGAAATCTTGGATTCGAAGCAACCCTGAGAAATTTGACATGGTGAAAGAGCTTTTACCGCAATTTTTAAAACAAAGACCTAATCTAGCCCGTGCAATAGAAGAGGCCACAAATCGTTATGAGGAGGCATATACTCTTATGGTAGCATTATCGCCGAAACAGCAGCAGCAACTTGCTAAGCCACCAGTTCAAAGGAAAGAGGCGCCTAATGCCCCTGGAGGTGTTCCAAGAGCGGCTGCATTAAATGATGCGGTAGATGTTATGAATATGAGTGATACCGAATTTAGCGCATGGAGATCTTCTAAAAAACAGCGTAGGTAGATAGGCATAAGGAAAAATATGTCAGTAACAACCACTTCAGGCTACGGCTCAATGTCTGATAGATGGGCACACCGTGCACTTCTACAGCGCTCAAAGCCTCGCTGCGTACACAACCTATTTGGTCGTGCTTTTACGCTACCGCAGAAAAATACAGACACAATGGCTTTCAGACGTCAAGAGAACTTGAATTCTGATCCTGTTGTATTATCCCAAGATGCAGATCCTGCACCTGAGCAAGTCCAAAAGTTCGACATCAATGTAACCATCCAAGAATTTGGTAAAGTTGTATTGCTAGGACGAAAAGTGCTTCTCGTGGTTGAGGATGATACAGCATCAGAAACCGCTGACAACCTTTCTCAATGCATGCATACAATGCTTGATAAGGTAACCCGTGATGTCTGGGATGCAGCCGTACCGCAAATTTCTTGCCTTAACGGGACTAATGGAAATGCGATTACAGAGCTTACTCAAGAAGATATCGATCGCGCTATTCAATATCTTGATGATAATGATACTGAAAAGATGACACCTACCATTGAGGGAACTTCTCGATTTGGTACAGGACCTGTAGAAGCTGGTTTCTGGGTGACCGCCCACGTTAATTTGAAGCCAGATATCAGAGCTATTGATTCATTTGTGCCTACTTCTCAGTACGGTTCTCAGGAACCTGTTTTGCAGTCGGAGTTCGGCGCAATCGACGAATCTCGATGGGTTACCTCTACCCTCGTTAAAGTATCTACAGCGGATCCTGCGGTTTACAACAACACATTTGTAGGCGCAAACGCTTATGGATATGTTGGACTTGATCAAGTATCTACAGAGATGATCTTAAAGCCGCTTGGGTTTAATGATTATCTGAATCGTTTTCAATCAATGGGCTTTACAGCATGGTTTAACGCTGCGATCCTAGATGATTCTCATATCGTAACATTGCTTTCAACAAAAGCATAAGGAGGATCGAATGACAGACCTATTTTTAGGGCAGACTTGCACAGAAGCGTTTAAGTTTATCTCTGCTGGTACAGCTCATACATTCACATTTGGATTTCAGCCAGACAAGGTTGTTTTCAATAATATTACAAAATGGGTAGCAACAGCTGCCGGGTTTCCGATGTCTGTTTGGTTTAGAGATCAAACTGGTACTGGCGATGCTCAGCAAATGGTAGTTATCGACTCTTCTGCCGGTGCATCTTTCAACTTTAAAACTGAGACAACAGATGGTTTTACGGTTGCTGATACATCCGGAGGTCAAACATCCATGCATGCAACAATATCAGGCATCACAGCCGCAGATCCTGTTGTAGTGACACATAGCACGTATACATTCCAGACTAACCAGATCGTTCGCATCACAGATTTGGGCTCAGATATGCCAACAGCCCGCGGCATGGACCAATTGAACAATAATAGGTACCGTATTGTAGTTCTGTCTGCAACTACTTTCTCATTGAAAGATGTTATCACGGGTGAGCCTGTTGACGGCACTTCATTCACAGCTTATGTAAGCGGTGGTAGGATTGCTCTTGAGACAGCGGTTATAAGTCTTAACAATCCGCAAGTGACTCCATATAGTAATGCAAGTCCTTATGACCCTAATCCATTCCAATATGATCCAATATCATATAGATTGACTGCTGGAACAGCTGTCATGGCATCGGATGGTGATGTATTCCTTATCGAGGCATACAAGTGGGGGACCTTTACTGATCTTGGAGATCTGTTAACATAATAAGATTCTGAGTCGGTTACACTTTGTAACCGACTCAGTGTTAGAATAAGGGCAATTTATGGGTCAAACAGCAATGAGGGCCAATATAACTGGAATAACAAACGCGAATCCCTGCATTGTTACCATAGATGATAATCCAGGATATGAAACAGGTAATTTTGTTCGCTTGACAGATCTTAATGGCGTGATGCCTGTTCCAAGGGGGGAAGATCCCTTAAATAATTATAGATGGAAAATAATATTACTCACTGACACGACATTTTCATTAAAACACCCGGTGACAGATTTTCCTGTAAATTCAACCAATTACCCTCCTTATGTTTCTGGAGGGTATTGCAACTTAGTAGAAACAAACTTTTTTTATCATGGAGACGATGAATAATGGCAAAGCACCCACACGTAGCTAACAGAACTGAAGGTGATGTAATGGAAAGTAGTCTTAAAGCGGCGGAAGGAGAAAGAAATTATATCGAAGATATGCCTTTAGAGACACTTAGAGACTATAGATTATACAATGAAGAAGCGCGTAAAATTAATAAGAAATTGAGGATTTGCCGTTATCCTATCAAACAGTGCCCTATTGAATTGCATCCGAAGCAGAGAATCAAATTTGGTAATAATGATCAGTCTATGCATCCTGTGAAGGTTTTTGTGAGTAATCATCTGATACATTTTGATATGAGTTTAGATCCTGGAAAAGTTTATGATTTACCCGAATGTATAGTACATTATTTAAGTGAAAAGGGTTATCCTGTATGGGGATGGGTGACATTAAAAGATGGGTCAAAAGAGACTCGACAGGTAGGTAAGAAGCCTAGATTTTCAGTAACAACTGTTTGGCAGGATGCGGAAGCAATATGAATACAAGAACGGTTCAACAAGTTCTAGATATAATGCGTGTTGCTTTAGGCAGGCGCAATGAAAATGATCCTGATTCTAGCGATTCATTATTCTTGAGCTATTTGAATGATTTCTATTCATTGGTGATGCCAAATGACACCAAATTGATTGAGAGTTTTGGTGCGCTAACTTTTACTATTGATGAGACAAACACAACAGGTGTTTACACATTTAATGATATTGGCGCGTCGCATGAATTTATCAATATCTCTCAAGAAGCTTTTATTTCTTTGCTAGATCCGGTCAATAATTCAGTTTCGTGGAATCAACTTCCTATTTATCAAGATCCTGGTGAATTCTTTATGATTTGGGGGATCAATAATGATGAAATATTGATTCCAGGTTATCCTACGATGATGTTGTTTTATGGAAATGAATTTACATTTAGGACGATTCCGCAAACGTCTTATCAAGTAAGAATTTATGGATATAAGAAAAATTCAGATTTTGAAGATTCAGAAGAAAATGGTAATGCTCCGGATCAAGATCTTCCTTTTGATTATTGGCTGCGTTATTTAGCCTATGGTGCTGCTGTAAACTATGCAAGAGACTTTAGATATTCTCCTGAAGCAAGATCGATGATAGAAGCGACGTTTAAGAGTGAGCGTAAACAGATGTTAACGCGTACGCACAATCAAATAAAAATGTCTCGAAGCATGCCGAGATTTTAGGTAAAATCATAATTATGAAGAAGTTGAGCAGTTTTTATATATCTTTGCCTGAGCTGACTATCTTGCCAGTGGATTCTATAGTGGCAATTAGCACAAAGAGTTTCCAAATTTTCATAGGAATTATTTTGTCTATTTTTGTCTATATGATGAACACAAAGAATATTTATATCTGTCGATTTACATCGATTGCAAATAATTTCTCCATGAAGATGAATAGATTGCGCAAACCCTTTTACCATGTATGCTTTGTTTGTTTTCAAAGTTTTATGGAAAAAATTGGAGCATTTTTTGGAGCAAAACATTTTTTCTTTGGATTGGAAATATATTCTTCCAATAATAGGATTTTCACAAATTTGACATTTGCTTCTTTGAATACAGGATTTAGAGCAGTATTCACTATTTTTTCTGTTATATCCTGCTTGATATGGTTTTTCACAAGTTTTGCAAATTTTATCATATCTAACTTTTTTATACGCATCCCAAGCACAGTGAGAAGAGCAATAAAGTTTACGTACTCCTTTGCTTCTATATTTTCTAGGAAATTCGCTATCACAACTCAAACATTTATCCATAAACTACCACAAGTAAAAGGTGCATTATGCCATTAAAAAGCGGGAAAAGTCAAGATGACATACGGCAAAACATCCAAACTGAAATGAA